ATATAATTCCAGCCGCAGCAATTATTCATTTTACATTATCTGATGATATGGGTGACTCTGCTCCATTTGGGCCTTCAATCCTGCGCCCTGTTTATCGAGTATATCGTCAGATGGCGATGATGGAAGACGCTGTTCTTATCTATCGTATTGTTCGCGCACCAGAGCGTAGAGTGTTTTATGTTGATGTCGGTAATATGCCTCCGCAGCGGGTCAAGCAGTATCTTGAACAAATTAAGAATGAACTTAGACAAAAACGTTCTCCAACAGCCCAAGGCGGTAAAGACACTGTAGATGGGGCATATGATTCCGCGTCGATTCAGGATGATATTTTCATGCCGGTTACAGCTGCCGGCAGAGGCTCTCGTGTCGAAACACTACCAGGTGGAACCGAAGACTTTGGCTCAGTTATCTTGAAATATTTTCAAGAAAAGATTTTCCGCGGACTTAGAATTCCGACTTCTTATCTTGGCGGAGCCGATGGAGCCGGCGCACAATACAACGATGGTAAGGTTGGAATTGCTTATATCGAAGAACTCCGCTTTGCTCAGTTTATCAAGCGTATGCAAGATCGCATGGCTAAAGTCTTCGATGAAGAATTTAAAGTCTATCTGAAAGTTGTAGGTCTTAGAGTAGATGATGAGATCTTTAAATTAGATCTTCCTGATCCGGCTAACTTTGCATTATATCGTCAGGCTGCACTTGATGCTGATCTTGTTGGTTCATTCAATAATATCTCGAGTACCAAGTATCTTTCTTCTAGATTTATGCTTAAGCGTTACCTTGGATTGTCTGATGATGAAATTCAAATGAATGAAGTCATGATCAAGGAAGAGCGCAATATTTCTGATAATGCGAATGTGTCTGCATTGCAGCAGATGTACGATCCGGCGGTGGTCGAGAATCGTGAGGCTGTTTCTGTAGAGGCACCTACTGGAGGAGATGAAGAGATTGCTGGTGGATTAGGTGATGAAGCCGATATTGGTAATACTGATAACTTCTTTGGAGGTCCTGAGCTCGGCGCTCCAGCAGAAGAGCCAGCCCCTGAAGTTCCTGTTGAAACACCACCAGAGCCTGCTGTACCATGAAAGTAAAAGAATTATTCGAAGAGGAAGTTATAAGCATAGCCTCGCGTATAAATGATACGACTAAAAATCGTAGATTTTTAAATAATCCGAAAAGTCTTGATTGTTCATTCCTACATCTTAATTCATTAGACGGCTCGCCAGAAAGAATAGCTAATGACTTTGATTGTAGTAATAATGACTTAAAGTCACTTAAGGGTGGACCTAAAAGTGTAGGAGGAGATTTTGTTTGCTATGCTAATCCACTAGTATCTTTAGATTTTGCACCACACTTTATTGGTGGAACAATTAATTTTGCCACTTGTGAGGTCTTCTCATTTGGAAATCTTAATTGTGAAGTCCGCAGCCATGTTTTTGGTTCAAACAATAAATTTACCTCTTTACATAATATTCACAAACACTTTACATTTATAGGTGGAATGGCCAGATTTAAAGAAACACCAATTACCTCTTGTGTACTCGGATTACTATTAATCAAAGGTTTACGAACAGTTTATCTTGATAATAAAGAAGTACAAGTCATTCTTAACAAGCACTTACGAGGCGATCGAGATATATTTGCTTGTCAAGAAGAACTGATCGAGGCAGGATTTGAGGACTATGCACAACTATGAGACAATAAAATTACAAAGAAACTAAAAATGAAATTCTATATCTATAAAACAACTAATAAAACAACTGGAAGATTCTATGTTGGATACCATCAATCAGAAGACATAGAAAAAGATCCTTATCTGGGATCCGGCCTTCGCCTTAGAAATGAAATTAAAAAGTATGGTGAAGAATCTTTCATGAGGGAAATCTTATTTGAATTTGATACCGAGAAAGAGGCTACAACTAAAGAGGCAGAAATTGTTAATGAAGATTTTTTAAAGAATCCTAATGTTTTAAATTTAGCATGTGGTGGTCGAGGAGGCTCTTCAGTTGCGGCGTGTTTAACCCCAGAACAGAGAAAGCAAAATGGTAAGAAAGCGGCAAAAGCCTTACTTGGACGTACTAAAGAAACACATTCTTATATTAAAGAAGCGGGGATAAAAGCTTCAAATACTTATAAATTAAAATCAGAAGAAGAAAAAGACATTATCAAACAGAAGTCCCTAAAGTGGCGAGAAGACAAAGAAAAGGTGGAATCCACTTCAAAGAAAATTTCACTTAAAAATACTGGCAAAAACAAAGAGAACTGTGAAGGTAAAAGAATTCAATCTGAAAAATTAAGTGCTCACATGAACGGTTGGATGGCCGAACACATTGCTCAGCAACTTCGTGGAAGAACTAAAGAAAATAATGAAAGCCGGAGAAGACAGGCTGAAAAAGTTTCAGGTGAAAATAATTCTTCAAAACGACCAGAAGTAAGAGCAAAGCTTTCAAAAGCTTTGAGCGGTGAAAAGAATCCAATGTTTGGGAAAGTTGGAGAACTTTCAAAAAATAGTAAGTTATCAGATACACAACGATTAGATATCGTACTTTCATATGAAAATGGTATGACTAGAAAGCAGCTTTTTGATAAATATAAAGATATTGTGAAACCAGTGACAGTTGGAGCTCTTTTAAAAGAAAAGAAAAGAGCACTAATCAAACAAAGATACTTGGGGAAATAAAATGCAATTACTTACTGAACAACTATCGCCTAGTGCAGCGATGATTACTGAAATGAGAAAAGGAAATGATCTTTTCTTGTCTGGCATTCTAATGCAGTCAGAAACCCGTAATGGTAATGGTCGCATCTACAGTTTAAAAGATATGGAACGTGTTGTTAATGAAGCCTCAAAACAAATTTCTAGTGGACATAGTGTAGTTGGGGAATTAAATCATCCCGAGACCTTAGCTATAAACCTTGCAAATGTATCCCATATGATTACTGAGATGCGCATGGACGGTAATAATGCCGTAGGCAAGATGAAGATTTTGAATACTCCTTCTGGAAACATTGCTAAGGCACTTATCGAAGGTGGTGTTCGACTTGGAGTATCTTCTAGAGGTACTGGCAATGTAAATGAGTCTGGTCACGTGTCGGATTTCAGCATGATTTGTGTGGATATAGTCAATAATCCGAGTGCTCCTGACGCCTATCCAAATGTTATTCAAGAAGCACTTGGTAATAAGAAAGTACTTACATTGGCTGAAGCTGTTGTACATGACGTTAAGGCACAAGCTTATTTTAGAAAAGAAGTAAAGGCATTCTTGGAAGCGATCAGCAAGAAGTAAGATTTTGAGTTATAATTAAAGGATCAAAAATGAAAACATCCCGCATACTGGAACTTGCAGGTTTACCAAATCATCAAGCCAAACTACTCGAAGTGGTAGAAAGAAGTGTTCTTTCTGTAATGGGCAAGCAACCAACATATTTTGATGATATTTTTAATTGTGTTGGGAAGGAACTTACGTCATTAAACGGCTCACCAACTAGGGTCGGAAAGTCTTTTTCGTGTATGGACAATAAGCTTACTTCTTTAGAAGGTTCACCAAAACATATTGAAAAGGATTTTATTTGTACTTTTAACAACCTTACTTCTTTACAACACATTTACAAGCACATTAAATATATTGGTGGCTTCGCTGATTTCTCTCATAACAACATCAATGCTAATGTACTTGGGTTGCTTATGATTGATGGACTTACCTCTGTCATATTAGATAATAAAAAAGTGGCAATCATTATTAATAGATATTTAAAAGACAGTAAAAAGGCACAAGATCGGGATGTCATTGCATGTCAAGAAGACTTGATTGAAGCTGGATTTGATGACTTTGCTCAACTTTAATCACTGTGTATTTAGTAATTTGCATAAATAAACTATTATTAATTTAAAGGACCATTCATCATGACAACACAACATTTAAAAACCATGCTTCAAGACATCATTAACGATCGTCCTGAACAAGCACAAGCCGCAATGCATGAGTACTTCATTGCTAAGTCGCGTGAGTTGACCGAAGGGCTTGATTCCGTTAAAAATTCAAATAAAAAATGGGTGTATTATAAACATCCAACTAAAAAAGGGCCAGAAAAAAACTTGAATGGGGATGAAGCGATCGACGGAGTTGCGTATGATGAAGATTCAGGTATTATC